ACTTTTTTTATTATTATCTTTGTTAATATAAAATAAAATCATGAAAATATTTAAAGTTAGTATTAATAATAATCCAGGTGGTTGGAAAAGTGGTGAAGATCCATCAGAATTAGTAATAGCAGATTCAAGAGAAGAAGCTATCGAAAAAGTTAAAAATGGTTGGACATCTGATTATGATTATAAAAATGCGGTTTATGAATATGGTTTTTTCCCTAAGGATAGTTTGGGAGTGGGAGCATACATAAACGAAAATACTACATTTAGTGGTGTTGAAATTAAATTCTCAGGTTATGATATAACGACTATTAGAGAAGAAAAACTAAAAAGGATAATTAAATGATATTACATTCAGGTGGTGCAAATGGTGCAGATCATTATTTTCAAATTATAGGTGAAGAATTTGGATTAATTACATTTTATCATTATTGGTATGGTAAGAAAAATCCATATTCAAAAGATGATGATGAAATATCAGAAAATGATTATCAAGAAGGTATTATAATGGTTCATAAAGCTAATTCAATTTTAAAAAGAAAGAATTATGATAAATATATGAATTTATTAGCAAGAAATTGGTGTCAAGTAAAATATTCTGATGCAGTTTTTGCTATAAGTAAAATTGAAAATAATAAAGTTTCTGGAGGAACTGGATGGGCATGTGCTATGTGTGTTTTGGTCGACAAACCATTATATGTATTTGATCAAGAAAAAGAACAATGGTTTTTTTGGAATGATAATCATTTTGAAGTTTGTGTGACACCAACACTAACAGAAAAATTCGCCGGAATTGGAACAAGAGAAATAAATAATGCGGGTATAAATGCTATACGAAATCTTTATAAAAAAACAAATAAGAAAAGAAAATGAAAGAAGAATTATTAAAATTAATCGAAGAAAAATCACCGGGTGCTAAACCACTATATTTAGTTATTAGAGGTTCTCATGCATATGGAACTAACATTGAAACATCAGATACTGACTATGCTGGTGTTTTTATTCAACCTATTGAAGATATTTTTGGAAGTACTTACAAAGAACAAATTAATGATGAAAAAAACGATACCGTTATTTATGAAATTCGCAGATTTCTAGAATTATTGTCAAGTAATAATCCCACAATTTTAGAACTATTAAATACGCCAGAAGATTGCATTATCTATAAAGACCCGATTTTTGATGTGATATTGGATAATAGGGATATTTTTATAACAAAAATTTGTGCTAAATCATTTGGTGGTTATGCGTATGCTCAAATATCAAAAGCAAAAGGACAAAATAAAAAGCAAAATTGGGAAAAAGAAAAAGTGAGTCGCAAAGAAATACTTGATTTTGTTTATGTACTTGATGATGGAAAAAGTATACCTTGGAAAAAATGGAACGAAAACAAAAAATATGAAGAAAAATTTTGTGGTGTTACAAATATGTCTAATGCAAAAGGTGTATATTCCGTATATTATGATCATTCAGCACATTTATGTTTTTCTGAAAACATTCCAAAAATTGTTCGTAATGTAATAATTAAATTAAAAAAGTTGATAAATAACTCTATGGGATTTGGTTATAAAGGTATTGTAAAATCAGAAGGTGTTTCTCAATCAGAATCAAACCAATTAAGATTATCATCAATTCCAAAAGGTGAATTACCTATTTGTCTTATTTCATATAATCAAGATAGTTTTTCTCAACATTGTAAAGATTATAAATCATATCAAACTTGGTTAAATGAAAGGAATGAAGCAAGGTGGGTGGATGTTGAATCACATGGACAAAAAATTGATGGAAAGAATATGATGCATTGCGTTAGATTATTACAAATGAGTCGAGAAATCGCTGAAGGTAAAGGTATTAACGTTAGAAGAGAAAATGCACAAGAATTAATTGATATTCGAAAAGGTAAAGTTGATCTACAATCAATAATTGATCACGTAGAAAGAGAAATTAAAGAAATAGATATATTATTTAATGAATCCAATTTACCATCACAAGTTGATACTCAATTTGTCAATAATTTATTAATTGAAATAAGAAAAAATATTTATAATGTCTAAAGAAGAAATAAGTAAATGGTTTTGGAACAAGTTTAATTCTTGTTACCCAGTAGTTCATGAAGATTATCCTGAAAGTATTTTTATGATTTATGATGAACAATTTTTAAGGCAAAAAAAATTAGCTAGAGTTTTAGACAAAGAACTAAGTTACCCGACTGAAGTAAAAGGAATTTGTTTATTTCATCAGGATTATAAAAATGGTTGGTTTGAATGCAGTTATGACGAAATTTGGTCATTTTTTAAACGTAATTACTCATCTAATTATACTGATATTCAGACACTTATAAAGAATCTATTGGTAGAACATGACAAATTACAGGCATTAACACCAATAACCCAGTTCGTTTAGTTGATCCTGACATTGGTAGAACATGACAAATTACAGGCATTAACACCAATTCCATATATGGTCAATAAGGCTGAATTATTGGTAGAACATGACAAATTACAGGCATTAACACCACTGACTTTCGGTACTGTGTCCAGTGATGTATTGGTAGAACATGACAAATTACAGGCATTAACACCAAGGAATAGGTTTCGACATTACGTTCAGATTGGTAGAAGATGACAAATTACAGGCATTAACACCACGCTTCTTTATTACAAATCGGCAGAAAACGGCGGTCAGATTGGTTGGGTGACTGTTGGGGGTAAGTTAAGATTGGTAGAACATGACAAATTAAATGCATTAACACCTCGTTATCAAACTTTAGATTTTTCGATTAATACCAATGTAAAGTTCTACCAAAAATAACTCAAACTTTTTTATCACAAATTAGTAAAATATAAAAACTAATCAATATGAATGTGTCAAATAGAAAAAAGTGATTTTTTATATCAATTTTTACCAAGAGAATTTGAATATTTAACTTTAACGAAAAAAGTTATATACAACAATCTAAATCTTAAAACAGACTATCTTATCAATATAATACATGAATTAATCCTAAAATTTTATTTTACTAATGATGAAAGTCATAATTTATGGTCAAATATACTAAAACGTAAATATGGTAAACATTATAATCATTATATAGATTATTTAGTTGAAAATAAATTTATGAACATGATTTCTAATTATTATGTTGGCAAAAAAGCAAAAACATATAAGTTAAATATCACAACATTAGATATCATTAGACATAAATCAACAGATAAAATCTTATTAAAAAAACATAAAAAAGATTATATCTATCAAACATTTACTAATAAACAAGAAAGTCCAATAAATTTACAAATAAGAAAGAAATTAATAGATAATCTTTACTATGTAAATATAGATTATGATTGTGCATTTAATTGGCTAAAAACACAAAAGAAAAATAAAACAATAGATCTAAATCAATATTTTAAAAATTTAAGTTCTATTGATGGTATACAAACAAATCACATATTTTTTAAATTCGATCAATATGGTCGTTTTCATACAAATTTTACTGTACTTAAAAAACATATTAGACAAAATTGTTTAACAATAGATAACCAACAAATAATGGAATTGGATATCAGTAATTCACAACCATTATTTTTTGCTGTTTATCTCAAATCTGAAATAGGAGAAGATAATTTTAATGATGAGATTAGACGATATGTTGAATGTGTCAAAAATGGTCTAATATATGACGAAATTCAACAACGATTTCCAGACATAATTAAAAATAGACAAGATGCAAAAATGTTAATGTATAAAATTTTATTCGGTAAAAATGGAACAAGAAAAATAGAAAATAAAATGTTCAAAGAATTATATCCAACCGTATTTAATTATATTAAAGAATTTAAAATTCTATCAGATTCATATAAATCATTAGCACACGAACTACAAAATTTAGAAAGTAATTTTATTTTTAATACTGTAATCGTAGAGTTAATTAAAAAATTTCCTCATATAAAATTCTTTACTGTACACGATTCTATAATTTTTCCTTCAAAATATAAAGAAGAAGTTAGCCTAATTTTTAATTATCATTTGAAAAAATTAATATAATAAAGTAAAAATTATTAAAAATTTACATGAGTAAAAAATTAACCACCGAGGAATTTATTACAAAATCAAATATTATACATAATAATAAATATGACTATTTAAAATCAATTTATAAAAATAATAATACTAATATTATTATAATTTGCCCTGAACATGGAGAATTTAACCAAAAACCAAAAAAACATATGTCTGGTCAAGGTTGTAAAAAATGTGCAGACAAACGAAAAACAAATAATCTTCAAAATTTTATCGAAAAAAGTAATATAATTCACAATAATAAATATGATTATTCATTAGTTGAATATATAAATGCTTATACAAAAATAAAAATAATATGTCCAATTCACGGAATATTTGAACAAACACCAGCATCACATTTAAAAGGTCATAATTGTTTTTATTGCTATAAAGATTCATTAAAATCTGAATTTGATGAATTTATTAAAAGATCAAATGAAAAACATAATCATAAATATGACTATTCAAAAGCAAATTATATAAATAAAAAAACGAAATTAAAAATAATATGTCCAATACATGGCATATTTGAAGAAACTCCACAAAATCATTATAAAAATAATGGTTGCAAAAAATGTGAAAAAATAAACAATCAAAAAATATTTATAGAAAAATGTAATAAAATTCATAATAATAAATATGATTATTCTTTAGTAAATTATAATGGTTTTAAATCAAATATTACTATAATTTGTCCTGAACATGGTAAATTTAAACAATTGTCAGATTGTCATTTACGAGGACACGGTTGTAAAAAATGTGCCGATATCAATAAGAAATTAACCACCGAAGAATTTATTATAAAATCAAATATTATTCATAATAATAAATATGATTATTCATTGGTTAATTATGGAAATAGTTCATCAAAAATTAAAATTATATGTCCACTTCATGGAATATTTGAACAAACTTCTTCAGAACATTTACATGGTTCTGGTTGTCCAACTTGTAATGATAGTAAAGGTGAAAGAAAAATATCTAAATATCTTTCAGAACATAAAATTAAGTTTGAAAAACAAATGAAATTTGAAAATTGTAAAAATATAAATTTATTACCTTTTGATTTTTATTTACCAGAACAAAATATTTGTATAGAATTTGATGGTAGACAACATTATGAAATAATAGAATATTTCGGTGGTGAAGAAAGATTAAAATATACCCAAAACAACGATCAAATAAAAAATAATTTTTGTAAAAATAATAATATCCAACTAATTAGAATAAAATTTGATGAAGACATAAATAAGATTTTAAATAATAAAATTAATATATAGAAATTATAGAATTAAATTGAAAAATGAAAAAAATTAGATTTTTTATTTAATATATAAAATAAAACTGATAAATATATCAGTAAAAAAATAATAATTTTATTATGCCAATTAAAACCAAAGATCTTGGTAAATATAACAGACCAGGTATATTTATTGAGGAAATTAACAATTCTATAGTTGAACTACCTTTACAAAATGTTCTTATCAACTTGGTACCAGGGTTTTCAAAACGTGGTCCAGTAAATAAACCAATTTATATAACTAGTCCAAATCAATTTGAACAAATATTTGGAAGCATTGATAGAGGTTTAGAAAGAAAAGGTTCATATTTTCATAGAACTTGTATTAAGATGTTACAAAGTGGTCCAATTTGGGCACTTAATTTATTAGCAACAGATGATACAAGAGATCAAGTTTCTTGGAAATCAATATCTTGTGCATCAAATACAGCGAATAATACAATTAAAACAATGCCTTATTCAAGGTTATTTAATAGACAAGATTTCTGGGAAAGAGACTCAGAATCATTTCTTGATTTTGTGAATGATCCTACAATTGATACTAACCGTTTATTCCACATCACAAATGTTGGAGAAAAAACGATTACAACATTTATCTATAAATCAAGTATTACAGGATTTGATGTAACTGCCGAAGATTGGTATGGTGGTATTACAAAAGTTCCATCATATATACATCCTAAAGATTGGATGTCAGATTATATTGTTTCTGTCTTAATATTAGATGGTGACTGGTCTGATTATGATTCATTGTCAGTAGATTCAACTTGGTCAACATATTTTACTGCGGAAGGTTTAGATAAAACTAAAATTCAAGATTTTGTAAACGAAGCAAATGTAACAACAGTTGGATATTATGATTGTAGTTTAATACCATATTTCAAAGATTTAAATGATAGAAATATGTATATCAAAACCGTTATCAATAATGATACTGATACAACTGGTTTATTCTGTACGTATTATGAAGATTTATTGTTAGATGCAGATTATCCAAATGGAAAAATTGATATCATAGGTTCTAGTATCGTTGGACAAGATACAACAAGTATTGATTTCTTATCATATCAAGAATCAATTATTGAATCATTAACATTTGAACAAATGCCATTAGATAGTCACGGTAACGTATTCGGTAACTATGCTATTGATATGCCTTCAGGTTCAACTGGATTTGCTGGAAAAGATAGTAGAACAGGTAATAAAACAAATTGGTATGTTGATAAAGCAAAAATAGATGCGACAGGATCAACTTTATTACAAATTGAAGGTATTGCACAAGCAGGAAAATCTTTTCTTTATATAGATTATGGAGCATTTGTTAATTTTAATGATCCTTCAATATCAAAATGGCAAACCGTATTACAAGTTAATGATTTAGTTTATTTTAATTTAAATCAATATGGTTTATCTGCAAACACCGCATATTATGTTGAAGCAATGGGATCAAACAATAACTGGTTTTCAATTTCAACAACACCAGGTGGTGCAGCAATAACTCTTAATACAGAACTATCATGTACAAATTTATACGTTCAAAAAGGAACAATAAGTTTAACTGATTTATCAAACGCCGTATTTAATTTAGGATTAACTTCATATACATTTGATACAAGTATAACAGATTATACATTTGATCCTTTAACTTTCACTACACCTGGCACACAAGAAAGATATGATGCTTTATATTTAACTGAAGGAAACTTAGCAACAGTTAATATATTAAAAGGTGAACAAACATTAAGTGGCGCACTATTACCAGATTTTATAACAAATTATAATGATGTGATAATTTTAGGTTATGTTCACTTATATATGACTTCTGGTGTAACACCAGGAACTGGCGCAACCAACACAGCTTTAATGATGGATTATACACCTATTACATTAGATACTAATGGTTACTTACCATTAACTGACATTACTGCATCAACTGGTGTAACTATTGGTACAACAAATTATGTTTGGTTAACATTTGGAAATACTTCAGGTACTACTGGTTATAATGATTATAAAAAATTAAGATACCGTGCAGCATATGATGAAATGTCATCTTATTTAGATGATGCCAAAGGTGTTATTATTAATAAAATAACAGGTTATAAATATCCTATCGTTGGTGCAACATATACTGATTATTCTCTACAATATAACGCAACAATATTAATACCACTTGGAACAGAAACACCAACACAATTTTATGATAATACTGATACTTATAAATGGTTAGTTTATTATTTAGATAATGAATTTTATATAAATAGTTCACTTAAAACCGATAGATTAATTACTACATTAGCGCCATTAGAAGAATTAATAACATCAGGACAAAGTTTTGCAGCTGGCGTTATTGGTAAATATTCAGAAATCTATTTAGATTATTATAATGGTATTATCAATAATGGTGACTTTGGTTACGAATCTAATAGTGCAACAACAGACGTACAAAAAAGAATATATTTAAAAATGTGGGTAGAAGATACAGATAAAGTATATGTAGATTT